AGACAACTGGAAATGATTACACGGATATACGTTGTCAAATTACATCTCCGGTGAGTCCTGGGCCTGCTGGAGATCCTCCTGGGTACCATTACGCAAGCGGAACGACTTTTGATATTCCCGGAGATGGAATTCTTTTTGAGGACGGAATTTACTTTGAAGGTTTGGCTTCAACAACACAAGTAACCGTATTTTTTAGCGGCGGTGCAAAGGCTTCTTGATATGGGATACTTAAAAAATCAATCAGTACTTATGGATCAAGACAGAACGATTGAGCCTGCGGGTACGCGGTGCAAGATTTATGGTATACAGGTAGGAGTTTTTAGTACTGATACTGGGAAAATTTTTAATGCCGACTTTACCCCGACGAATGGAAGGAACGTGATATTAAAAACTGGATCCGCCAGTGGCTCAACGCTGTTTGATGTGGCAATTCCTTTTGTGACTGGTGACTATTACGTTGGCGAGTTACCAATTGTTTTTTCAATAGATCCAAATTATGTTTTGTTTGAAGATGGAATATTCATGAAAGCAATATCTGATGTTTCAAACGACACAGACAACACGCATTTAAACAAAGACACTACACGGCTTTCCTTGTTTTACGAGCTTGGCTAATGGAAAAAGTTTCTCCCACTGCATTCTGGTCTGTTATTTCAATCGTTGCTGCCTCAATAGGCGGCATTTTTTTTGTGATGATCTCGCATGCCAGCGAAGGGAAGCACCCAGAATCTGCTCATGAAGACGACGTTTCAAGTGTTCAGATTCATGTAGCCCAGGTAGCAACAAAGGTAGACCACAACTCAAGAGTCCTTGAGGAAGTGAAGATGGATTTGCGAGAGCTTCGCATTGAGCAGAACAACGCAAACCAAAGAATTTTAGAAGCCATCGGAGATCGGTAATGGCCGTAACATCTACGAACACATTTTTGCCTGACATTGGAGAGCTTGCGGAAGAAGCCTTTGAGCGTGCTGGCGTAGATATGACCAGCGGATATGACCTGCGGACAGCTAGGCGAAGCTTGGATTTGCTTCTTTTGGAATGGCAGAATCGTGGTATCAACTTGTGGTCAGTAGAGGAGGTCACATATGACTCTCTTGGCACTGGTGCAGGAACGGAAACCCTGGTGGAGGGTACAAGCGCATACACCCTGAAAACCAATACGATATCAATCTTGCAAATGCTAATCAGGGAAAATGATGGGACTGAGTCAACTCAGTCTGACATTGAATTGTCTCGCATATCTAGAAACTCCTACTACGCTATTCCCAACAAGTTGACTCAAGCCAAGCCAACGCAGGTATACATTGATCGACAGCGCGATAGCGTGATTGCCAACTTGTGGCCTGTTCCCGAAGCCTCTTCAAAGTACAAGCTTATCTATACAAGAATCAGAAGGTTGTATGATACGGGACCCGGAGGCACCTATGACTCAGATGTGCCCGACAGGTTCTGGCCAGCGCTTATATCTGGGCTTGCGTACAAGATAGCCTTGAAGAAGCCGGAGGCTGCGAGTCGGGTCGCTGCGCTAAAGCAAGACTACGAAGAGCAGTTTAACCTTGCTGCAGATGAAGACAGAGAAAAGGCGCCGGTCAGGTTTGTTCCCGGAGGGTACGGGAGATAATGGGTTCCTATGCTGTCGGGAAGAATGCTTTTGGTTTTTGTGATAGATGCGGGTTCAGGTACCCACTCAAGGATTTAAAGCCAGAGGTCGTCAACCTAGCGGTGATCAATACACTGGTGTGCCCAGAATGCTGGGACCCCGATCAGCCACAAAACCATTTGGGTCACCTCAGGATACAGGAGTCAGAGGCGCTAAGAAATCCAAGACCTCCGTTGGGCTTAGCCGAGAGCCAGCAATTTATAAACTCTCAAAGCGGAAGTCCTTTGAATATTTTAGATCCAGAGCGTTGTGAGTTTGGTCTTGGTACGGATCGCCCCTTCAATGGCACAAGGCTTGATGCAAAGAACGGAAGTTGGTGGGATCTTCGAAATCTTGATGGTTTTACTTATTCTGTAAGCGGAAAGTTTCCGCCAGAAACCGGAGCAACGGGTGGCATTTCGGTTTCAACAGGAATATTGAGTTGCCCTTGGGTTCCAGATACAACTGCATCAACAACAGACTCTCCTATTGCATACAATTCAAATCAATGCTCTCTGGAATATTGGGATTGGCTTGGTGGTGGTGGGAATCCCAAAATAAATATGGTCAAAAACAGATATGTTATTATGGAGATGAGGGTTACAAGTTGGGGCGATAACTACCCTGCCATCTACGCAGAAGAAGATCCGTGGGCAGGGGTTCTTTATTGCGGAGTAACGGATCCTTCTATTGGGAATTACCCATATCCATTTGGCTACGGCAACTCACCCAATTCAATTCAACAAGTTTTGTCCAATCCGGGATTTACCGGCGATCCTTCTGAGTTGAATGTTTGGAAAACTTTGGTGTGGGATGTTATGGACAACAATGCTGGCGAATACAACGATAGGTCTGGTAGCTCTTGGGTTCAGAGTGCTGTATTTGGATTTAATGTGACTTGCTTTAGATTTGATTTGTTTATATACGGAGACAGCGTTGGCAACCAAGCCAAGGTTGCTTTTGATGTTAGAAGTATAAAGTTTACAGATACTTTAAGTTAGGAGTTTGTTATGCCTAAGGTTGGAATGAAAAGTTTTTCATACGATGAAGCTGGAGTAAAGAAGGCCAATGAAGAAGCAATGAAGACGGGTCTTCCGATTGAGTATGAGGACAGGAACTACTCTCAATATGGAAATCAACAGACCTATTTCAAAAAAGGTGGAATGGTTCGCGGTGGCCGAAAGGCTACTCGCGGTCTCCAGTACAAGGCGTGTGAATAATGCCCTTTACTTTGTCTAGCCTGAAAACTGCAATACAAGATTATACCCAAAACTCTGAGACGACTTTTGTCAACTCATTGGATACAATGATTATTCAGGCTGAAGACAGGATTAACTTGGCTATACAGGTTGGTGACTTCAACACAAAGACTGCTTCGGCCTCCGACATTACGTCGGGCGATAGCTCTGTGACGATTGCCAATACGTATCCGGCAGGTGGGTCCGACAGCGCCATCGCTCCTCTGTCTCCGCTCTATTTCAAGATACGAAAGAACAGCGGCGGAACCTCAAACCCTTGGAGCTTCCTTCTCCTCAAGGATTACAACTTCCTTCAGGAATACGCTCCGGTGGATGCAACAACTGGGACTCCCAAGTACTACAGTTTTTATTTCAACACGACGACAACGACTACAAACAATTTGGCGACATTTGCATTTGCTCCGTTTGCGGACCAAACGTATGACTGGGAAATACTGTACTTGTTTAAGCCGCCTTCGTTGACTGTGACTGCTCACAATAGCGGGACTTGGCTGAGCGCACACGGTGAGTCTGCGTTGTTGTATGGATGTCTCATTGAGGCCTACACCTTCATGAAGGGCGATCCAGACTTGATGACTCTTTACGATACGCGCTTTAAAGAAGCGCTTCAGTCCCTCGTCACTACACAGGGCGGTACGTTTAGGAACTCTACTTACAGAGATGGCGGGCCTGCGCAAAGCGCAGCCTAGCTGGGATTAAACAATGGCTTCGACATATACAAGCGATCTGAAGATTGAGCTTATTGGAACTGGCGATCAGGCTGGCTCCTGGGGTTCTACTACTAATGAGAACTGGTCACGCGTAGACGAGGCCATTTCTTCTTATGCTGAGCTGCCTACTACGTACAGCTCCAACACAAGAAGTTGGGTTCTTGACGACACCACGAATGCTTTTACGGATGCTTCCGTGTCTTCGACTGGCTCTACTGGTCGTGCAGCCTTTGTTGAGTTTACCGACTCTGGCGGAACAAGAAGCGCGGACTTGGCTGTGACCATTCAGGGATCGTCTGGCAATTATCCGCGCAGAGTTTTCTTTGCTCGCAACAGCTTGAGCGGAGGGTACGACATTGTCTTCGACGCTGGCGGAAATCTAGATTCTGAAAAGTTCACTTTGAAAAACGGTGCTACAGCAATTATCTACACCAAGCTGGCTGCTGCATCCGCCGACAACATTGTTGCCAATCTGTTGTCCACTGTTCAAATTGACAAGGCCCTTGTCGGGACTGGCGCTGCCGCAGGTACGGTCACCACGAACGGGGCGCAGAATCTCGTCCTCAATACAAACGAGGGCACAAACTCTGGATCAATCGTTATCACAGATGCCGCCAATGGTGACATCAATGTAGACCCCAATGGGTCTGGAGATATCAATTTGTTTTCTGGCGGCGGCACGGGTGCCTTGACGCTGGACAGCAACAATATATCAGGCGTCAATACGTTGACGGCAACAAGCCTTGCCGGAACCCTGACTACGGCAGCGCAAACAAATATCACAAGCATTGGAACGCTTGGCACTCTTCAGGTTGACAACATCAATGTCAATGCGAATACGATCTCATCTACTAACACTGATGGTCATCTAATTATTCAGCCAAATGGTGGTGGTAATGTAGAACTTCAAACAGACACAGTGGACATTGGAACGGGTACTGAAAATAAATTTATCACAACATCGGATACTGGCTACTTAAAGCTAAACACGAATGGTGGGACCAATGCGAGTAGCATCACTCTTCGACATGACGCATCCGATACCAATGTAAATCACATTGATATTGATCCAAATGGATCTTCAAATATCAGAATGTTTCCAGGTGGCGGAACTGGTCTCCTCACGTTGGATGGCAACAGCATTGACAATGTAAATTACTTGCATTGTCAAAGTATTTCTTCCGAATCGAACACTACTGATTTTGTTTTGCATTTTAATTCAAACACCGGAAGAAATATTATTAAGTTGGATGATGGCAAGGCCGACGCTTTGTCGGTGCAAGTTGGAACCAGTACCGATCTAATAGTTTTTGACACAGACGGAACAGACACTATTACCGTAAGCCCTGCAACAACCTTTAGTGAGACTATTACCGGAAGCATCACTGGAAGCGCGGGCAGTGCAACTACAGCCAATACAGCAACTACAGCAACGAACGTAACGGTC